CCTTCAACTTTACGAAGCTTGATTTTGAAATCTGCACCAGTCCAAAAGTCGAATGGATTGATAGGAGTTTCATCTGCAAATGCAGGTTGCATAGCTTCAGTGATTTTGTCGAAGATCTTTTTGCCAAACTTGTAAAGGAATACTTTACCTTCGTTTTCTGGATGAGCAGGATCTGTTACAACGTAAATGTTGGTGTAGTAGGATAGCTTACGTTTTTGTTTGCGAGCAACTTCTTTGTCTTTCTCGCTGCCGCTATTCCAGAGTTGACGATTGAGATCCCCTACAGGATCCTTCTGGTTGAGAGTGGTTAGAGAGTTCTCGATATACCAACCACCAGGACCTTGGAAAGCATGACTCCACACCTTTGCCCAAGGAACATCTTCACCTTCGGGAGCGGGGAGGAATCGGATTACAGCATAACCATTACCTGACTTGTCCATCTCAGGCTTCCAAAACCTTTCGTCAGCACCACCTTCAGTGGCTGACATCTTTTCGATTTCTTGAGTTAGCTTTTCAAAAGAATTGTTTGAATTACGCTTTAGTGTTGCAAAAGACATGCGGATTCTCCGTATTAGTTGGATTGTTTGGATTTGGCTTGTGAACCCGAACCCATGAGACTATGGTAGCAGGTTCAGACAGATTTGTCAAGCCCTTCCTTGGCAGTGGCGATGTCCTCTTTCATCTGGATGAAGATTTGTGACACATCAACATTGGAAGGGACTCCAAGAAATGTAGCAGATGCACGAATCATTTCTACGAATTCTTCGGCTTCTTTATCACTAGAATACTTTGCTCGGAAGTAAAGTAACTCTTGAAGTTCAACAAGTCTTTCTAGTTTATCTAGACATTCTCTACGTGTCTCCTCAGTTTTACCATCGGGACCATACATCATTCTAGCAAGTGTTTGATATAATGATGTCATCTCTTCTAATTCATCACGAATTAATTCTTGCTCAAAGAAAGACATTAGTTTTTAACCTTTGACAAAAGTATCTGCTTATATTTAGGTTTGTCCACCGAAAGGAATGGTTCGTATTTCACGACTTTCTTTTTTATTCCTGGCCAAACCAAAGGATCCACAATGGTAGTATCAAAATCTTTGATAAAGTTTAACAATTGATTAAGAATAACCAGTGTTTCTATAGATATTGAATTGGATAGATACTTCTTTAATAATGGAGGATGAGTAGATGTAACTTTGAAGATATCTTCAAAGCTATTGTCATTGAGTAAAGTATCTACATCATTTGCAAATACAAAACTCATACTCTGAATTTTTTTAATCCATTCAGTATACACAGAAGTATTCTGTAATTTGTAGATATCTCCGATCCAAGTATCTTCATTCTGCACAAAATGTGATACAAAATATTGTATCAATTCTTCTTGATTAAATTTTGTGCCTAGCTTTTTAAAAAAATATTTGTCCCTTCGTTTTTCAAAAGATTGAAGGGTAGTTCTTGTCTTTCCGTTAAAAATAAAATAGTTGTAGCTATCTGAAGTGAAATGTAATTTTATGGCAAGATAAAGTTTATAAACTTCAAATCCATTCATAAAGGAAGTCTTGCACGAGAAGTTCGTTTCATAAAGTTCATACGCTGTGCATCAACTTTAAGTTTTTCTTTTAGTGGTTTTGAAATTAGTTTAGAAACATTTTCTAATTCAATTTGGTTTTCTTCACAGTATACCAGTACTGCATCAATATAGTTGAGACCACCTTGATTGGTTTTGACGATCTCTTCTACTTCCATAGAAAATTTAGCTGCGGTCATAAATTTATCTTCAATAAGTTGATCAAAACATTCAGATGCATATGGAGAATTTTTGTAAAAATGTTCATTTCGTACTGGACCTTTACCAGACTTTTTTAGCTGTTTATTAGAATCCATATGCATCTAAAATTAGTGGGTATTATTCCAATGGTCAATATAAGTCATGAGAACTTTCATGTATTTCATGATGTCGTACTCCTGGAAGACTTGAATTTCTCCATCTTCACAGGCAATTAAAGTAACAAGTTTCTTTACTTTGATACCAGTACGTTCATAATACATCATTGCATATGCACATTCCTGTGCAATGTAATTCTCAATCCATTCTCGTTTCTTTGGTTCAGTGGAAGATTTAAAGTCTATGATTGCCAGCTCATTTTCATATTCGGCAATACAATCAACTCTTCCAGCAAGTTTTAATTTATCACTATACAAGGCACCTTCTAGAACATGGATGTTGTTAATTTTGTCCAGAAAGGGCTTCAAGTGTTTAAACATGAATAGAGGAAGTACTTTGGTTTTATACTTCTCTTCATCGAATACATTATTTAGGTAATCTTCATTCATGGAATGAAGACTAGTACCTCTAGAAGCTGCCCTAGAAGAAATACGATTTGCTTCTGCTTCACCTACACGCTTCCTCCATTCCAGAATTGATTTCTTTGATTTTGCACCAATAACAGTTGTAACGGAAGGATACTTGTTACCTTCTGGAGTAACATACATCCTTCCACTATCTGTAGTCTCTGCGACCAAATCAATCAAATCAGCATTATTTAGATGTACAAACACTATCAGAATCCCAAATTCAATTTACTAATTAGATAACTCCTGATTAGGCCAGAACGAACAATGTCTTCAATTCCAAATTCTACCATAGAGAACTCTTCCATAGTTTGAAGAATACTCATAAAATTAAGAATACCATTTCTTTCGTTGGTCTTTACTAGATCAGTTTGTTGAACATCCCCACAAAAAATAATTTTAGAATTTTGTCCTACACGAGTAATAATAGAATCTAATTCATGAAAGTTTAGGTTCTGACTTTCATCCACAATGATAATACAATCATCTAGGGTTGTGCCTCTAATGAATGATGTACTCCAGAAACTAACTGTTCCTTGACCTTTTAGATTCCCATATAGAGCTTCAAAGGAAGCATCATCTGGCATCTCAAACATGTACTTTACCATATTCTTATATGGAATCTGATAAAGTGAAGACTTATCTTCATGATCCCCAGGAAGGAAACCAATCTCCCTAGTCGAAACTAGAGATCGAACCATATACACTTTTTCATATGGTGTCTTTTCATTCATTACATCTCTTAGTGCAAGATATAAACTGACAAAAGTTTTACCAGTTCCTGCAGCTCCATATAGGAAAAGATTTTTCTGCTTTGAATATTCTTCAAATACTTTTTCCTGGGCTGGAGTTAAAGGAGCAATCTCCTTCATGTGATCTGAATTAATTGGCTTTTTACGTCTCATTTTTTTATTAGAGATATCTGCAAATGATGGTTCGATTTTCTTTCTGCGGGAACTTGTCATACTTCAAATGTGGAATTAGGATATGATTTTTTGATGCGTCCTAGAACGTCTTTAAATGAGCCAGGAACTTTGGTATTTTTCCAGTCTCCGACTTCACTAACAGAAGACATTCCAGTAGGAACCTGAGTAATGTGTGGATTTTCTTTTAGATAAGGTTCCCTTTCTGCCATATACATCCACTTCTCAAACATTTCACCAGTATTGTTATCTAGGAATTTATACGTTGGCAAAGTTATACCTCCATTTGTTCAAACCATTCGGGAATTATTGCTGGAGATTTCCATTTCGCAAAAGAAACTTTTTCTCCAATATAATAGTTGCGATATGACTGAATTGAATCAGTTTGCTTGTATTTATCGGGCATTGCCGGAGGGGGTTCAGTCCATCCAAGCTCTGGAAGATTGTTAGGAATATTCTGCAAATATCCTTTTAGAGATTCAGTAGCATGAAACTTGCCATATCTCCTGGTGTATTCGATACAACATTGTTCAAAGAGTTCATAGAGCCATTTGTAATGTGATCGAGAACTCCTAACCCACACAGCAGAAGGGTGGTTGATATGACAAGCTTTATAGATATTTGATTCTCTGGGTTCATCGAGTTTGAATCTCTTGACTTGTCGATTCTTACTAGAAAGTTCGTAATAACCAATACCGTCAAGAACTCGATGAGCAGTTGAAAGAAGTTGTGCATACTCAACAATCATTTTAACAACATGTTTATCACAATGTTCTTGAGCACACACAACTGGATTGTAGTTCAAATAAAAGATGTTCATAATATAAGGGGAGATCAGATTACCAGTCTAACGCTTCGGCAAGGTCAGGGAAAGCAGTTTTAAATACTTCTTTACATTCATTGGCAATGTCCATGTGCTCCTTTTGAGTGCCGTGGGCAGAGCGAAGATTAATATAATGAATCCATGACCTGGCTGAGCCCTTCATATAGATTCTAGTTGGAGTTGATAATGGAAGTACAAACCTTGCACATTCCTTAGCAACACCCTGACTCAGAAGACTGTCATAAAGTTGTTGTCCTCGTTCAAAGTATTCTTGAATTTCTCCTTGCATCTTGAGCTTTACATAATCACCAAAATCATCAATAGAGTTTTGGCGATTCTTGTCATCTTGTCTGCGAAGATCAGGAATCACAGGACGATCAGAAAGAAGTTTGGTATCAGCATACCTCTGTGAAAATTCTTGAAATGTGAAGCTCCTATGTCGAAGCACTTGGGCTGCGATTCCTCTAGTAGTATTGATCTCTAGAGTCATATCAGCTTGTTCAAAAATTGACCAGTGATTCTGACGAATACAATAACGAAGAAGTTTAGCTGCAGTATCAAAATTTTCTTGATTTGCTGGATTACTTACACGAGCAGTATAAGTAATCACTTCTTGAGCAGACTTACCTTCTAGTTTGCCTGCACCTTGACTGAGTGAAATCAAATAAACATTGCTCATAATTACTTTTTCTTTTTAGGTTGCTTTGGTTCAACTCCCCATAGCTTGGGGTTTACTTTTCCGTCTGTCCAACAAATGTTTTTCAGACCTTCTCGATACTGATCCCAGTACATGTCGAAGATCTGAGCCCGCTTGTTACATACCACTATATCATACTTTTCCTGGTTGTCAAGTAGATAGGTGACCAGATATGAATTCAGAGGAAGAGATTTATCTTTTGCTAGTTCTTTACTACAGTCTTTATGTACAATTTTACACATATCACGACCTATTTCCCCACTGGATTTCGGGATATGCCTCCTCCACACATGCTCTGGTAATCTTATACTTTTTACCTAGAGTTTTATCTTTTACCATACAAAGCACCTTTGCTTCATCTTGGTGAAGTCCTTCCAGTAACTGAATGAACATGACCTCTCGTTTGCTAGTTGATAGACCATCATTACCACCCTTTACGAAATTGTATAGAATTCTGTATTGGTGAAGTAAGCGAGTGTGTTCAGTATCTGCAGGAGCTTCGTTAGGAGTATATGGAACTTCTCCCTCGGGTAAAAGACTAATTACACTATCATCAAAATTCCAAATTAAAATTGATTGTAGTGCTGCAGTTTTATACCTATGCAGTAATTCAATTTTTTCTTTTTTTGTTTTTGCATTGGAAACTTTTTGCAATACTTCAGAAAGCAAAAGTCTCTCTACTGGTAGTTCAGCCATGAGTTAAAAATCCTCCAATTCATTTAATAATGAGACTAGTTTATTTTCAATGAAATAATTCATTGAAACCTTATTAGGTTTACTACTATTTAATAGATTAAATTCGGTGACAATTTTATCTTCTATTTCAGATGGAATTTGCGTAAGATCAATTAGTTTTAAATTCCGATGGTAGTTTGATAATTGTTCTTCATTACAATAAGTTTCTGGTTCTGAATGAATCCACTTAGCAATGTTCTTTTTACTAATTGGTTTTTGTCTTTTGCCAGTGACAAAAGTATCAGAAGCAGATAAAAAGTTAGGAATGCCATCAGACCTATCACCTTTAATTACGTGTTCTTTTATATAAAGTTTTGGATTTATGTCGGCATTGACATATTTCTTTTGGGTAGGATTATACTGAGATACACAAGGATACTTTAATAATTGAATGAAGTCCTTATCTCCAGATAAAATTAAAACTTTTTCGGTGGATAGATTTTGTTTTTGTCGTTGAATGTTCTGTGTAGCAACAAATTTAGATAATGCTGCGATTATATCATCTGCTTCTGCTCCATACACTTCCATAACAACGTATGGAAAATTGTCACGAATTTCATCACGTATTTTGTTGAGAATGTCAAAAATTTGACTCCAATCAAATGATGATTTTTCTCGGTCTTTTTTTCTGTTTTGTTTATAATATGGGAAGTATTCTTTTCTCCAATAGTGTTTGCTATCGTAACAAAGAACTAAATTCCCATATTCGGCATGAAATTTCTTTTTGTATGATTTGAGAGATGTAAGTACCATGTGACGGACCATATTTTCATCAAGTCCGTCACTCAGTCTAGTCTGCATCATCAAATTACTAATCATGCACTGATTCATATCAACCAGTATCATAAATTAATCCTCTTCGTCTTCGTCTTCCTCTTCTTCAAAGCGTACAGCAATCAATTCTTCGGTAATATAGTTTCCATTTTCATCATACATTTCTGGATGTCCAGTTGCATTATTTGAAATTGGATTGAAGTATTCATTTGCGAACCATCCAAAAACCATACCAACTAAAAATGATAATCCTATTAGAACAAAACCTACTGCAAATACAGTGAGCAAAAGTAATAGATTTGTCATGGTTCTCTTCCCGTTGAGTGTTAGTCTTGTATATCTTCTATAAAGATTTTAACTTCCACCCTATAGTTCCTTTTAAATATGGAAACTAATTTATCGAAGTGGAAGTCAGGCTTTTGCAAGTCTTGTTTCCTCCCACTTATCATTGCTCTTACATTTTTATTTAGTAACTTTTCTGTCATGCAATAACTTTGATTAGAATATGTTTGGAAGTCATTCTTCCAGATGGAGCCTTTGGTTTAGTAGTTAGATGAGTGCCAATAGATTCAGCATTAAACTTACTACATGAAATAACCTCTGTCAAAAATTCTTCGGGTTTTCTCAAAGTACGAACCCAAGATTTTTCTGCATCAAACCCATCAACCATTGTACGACGAACTGTAAGAGACCTACCAGTATAGTAACAAAGCTCCCTCTTTTCTACATTGTAGAGAAACACATGTTTTGCACCAATGATTTCTGTTGCAGGAAGAGGTTTGTAAGTTGTGTCTCCAAATGAAATTGGCTTGTCATATAGAGTCACATATTTGACCAGCTTTTCAGGAGTAATCTTACGCCGCTTGCGAACAATCTTTTTGGAATCTTTATATGCATAAAGATCATCAAGAATTTGATTTAATAGTTCTTTGAAGTCACGAAGTTC